TGCTTGAGGCTTGTAGAAATATGCCTTGCGGTGCATGTTTTTGTGAGGACGGGACTGTAGTTGCTGCACACAGGAATCAAGGCAAAGGCATGGGCATCAAAGTCTCTGATGCTTTAGTAGCATCTTTGTGTTTCAAATGCCACGCATACTTAGATCAAGGGAAAGAAATGTCTCGTGAGGAACGTCGAGACTTCTGGAACCAAGCGTACATAAACACAATGCAAGCAATGATCGAACGAGGGATACTAAAGGTGCAGCATGGAACAAAGAACTGATGATTGGTACAAAGCAAGGTTAGGCCACCTAACCGCTTCACGGGCCTCAGACGCGCTCGCGAAACCTGGTACGGCTACGCGTAGGAACTATCAGATTCAACTCGTTACAGAGCGTCTGACGGGCCTACAGAGCGATTCTTTCACAAATGCAAGTATGCAATGGGGCACAGAACAAGAGCCCGTCGCCAGAGCAGCCTACGAAGTCCATACAGGGCACTTCGTCGAACAGACAGGGTTTCATACCCACAAGTCGATAAAGTGGCTTGGAGCGTCTCCTGATGGCTTTGCAGGGTCAGGGTTGATCGAGATCAAGTGCCCTAACTCAAACACCCATGTCGATTACTTACTAGCTAAGGAGGTTCCCACAAAATACAAAGCACAAATGCTCACTCAAATGCTCGTCACGGGACGGACTTGGTGCGACTTTGTTTCTTTCGACCCAAGGCTTCCTGAACATCTACAGTTATTCGTCGTTCGTTACGAGCCTAAACCGCAAGAGCTAACCAAGATCGAGGCTGATCTGGTTGCCTTTCTCAATGAAGTTAATCAAATGGAGTTAACGCTATGCCAAAAGAACTAACAGGATCAATCAGCAAGAACAAGAACAAAGAAAAGGATGTTCAGCCAGACTACCGAGGTTCAGCAATGATTGGTGGGGTTGGATACTGGGTATCAGGATGGGTTAACGAGGGTTCCGACGGAAAGTATCTGAGCTTAAAGTTCCAGCAGAAAGACGGGGAAGTAAGATCAACCAAAGTCGATGACGACGATTCAGTGCCATTTTGATATGTTAAGCGTACACCACCAAACCATGCTGAAAAAAGCGTTTGCAAAGCGTCCTGCAAACATTTCCGACGATTCTCCGGTCTTAGAGAGGGTCATTCACATTATCAGATCTGAGGCTCCTGAGTGTTTCTGGAAGCCTACGGAACTAGAGAAGCGGAGGTTCTTCAATGCACCACGGCCAGGAACTCCTCACGAGGATGCGGTCTATCCGTTCCCGAAAGGCTTATTATGAGCAACTGGAAAGAGTTAATCGAGAATCAAACGAGGACAGAAAAATTCAGACCCGTCGAGGAAATATGGAGGGAACGCGGCTGGATACCTCCATCAACAGAGTGCCAAGACACAATGGCAAAGCATAAAGCGTTTAAGGAGTGGTCGATCCGTGGAATCGTGGATCAACCTTATCAAGCAAGTTAAGTCGTCTGATGTTGAGGAGATAGCGGCAGCGTACGAAAATGCACTGCCGTTTGTCGTTCAGGACTGGGCAAAGATGATCTTAAAGTTAGCTAAAAGCAAACGACTTCCGATCATTGAGAAGATCGAAAAGGTACACGGTGACAAGATAGGGCAGATGGTGCGAGACGAAGTTACCGCGCAACACAAAAGACTTAAGACTTAGCCGGAGGGACAACACCTTTAACGCGTTCAAAACTCCTCATCCCAGCAATCCCAAGCATCCCGCTCAAAATAACCCATAGCGCATCGGTATCCAGCATGGGAGGAGGTTTTACCTCCGCAGGAACGATCTGTTCTGCTTGCATCCAAGTCCACGCCCAGACTAGTAACGGATAAGCAAGGAATTGGTAGAACATCGCGCCCGCACCAACCCAACCGATAGCAGGTCGCCAGCCAGCAACAAACATGTTCTGGTTGGCAGCTTCGACCTTGTTGACTTCCATCTGACCGAGGTCTATTGCTTGGTCGATACGCTTGGCCTCTAGCTCAAGCTCCATGCGCTCTTTGTCGGATGTGTGTAGGTCTCCGATGACCTTGCCGACCGAATCAACGATGGAAGAGATTCCGAGCAGGTTCATAGCTTGAGCGTCCTGTTTATCCAACCCAACATGAACTTAATCTGGCTTCTGTCTCGCGTCACAATGTCACGATACCTAGCAATCTTTGCTAGCGCGTAATAGGCCACAAATAGCTCTGGATTGGCTTGGTTGAGTGCTGATATGGTCTTAGGGCCAATAACGCCGTCTGGGGCTGTTTTAACGCATATCTGGGCAAGTTTAATGGCTACGGGTACGCCAGCATTAACAGCAAAGTTAAAGAGGGACGAGGCTATAACGTCATGCGTTAAATCATCGCCTTTAATCTTGTCCCAAAAGTTCTTTTTATAGAAGTCTCGGACTAACTGTGTCGGAGGTGTTTCCTGGTAGTCAATATGATTCCAGCCCTCCCACTTGGGGTGCATCTTGCGAGCAATACCCGCATAGGTCTGGCCGCCTCGGTCACCTTGTACTTCATGAAGGACGTAACCTCCCTCGTCCTCCATCATCTTGTCAAACGCTTGTTCAAAGTTAGCCAACGGCTTGACCTCTAAAGTATGCAGTCCCTTCGATAACTTCGACAAGTTCCGGAGGTAAGAGTAGACCATCTCTGAAACACAAGACAGCAAAGCCTGAGCACCAAGGAACAGGATTGTCCTCGATGTAAGAGAACTGACCGCCATCAGGATCGGCTAACATCCCCGTAGACACACCGTATCTACGTCCTCGGTAGTCACCCCATCCTTTGACCTCCAAGAGGTGGGTATGCCCTGAGACCGTAGAGATGCCTGCTTTTAAGGTGTTGTTGTAGCCAGAGTGGATACCTGAATGTTGGAGTCTGTGCTTAATCATGCAGATGTCATTAACCATGACTGACCAACTGACAGACCACTCCGGTAGATGATCCTTTAGAGTTGTGCCTTGTATGCCTTTGAACTCAGGAACAGATCCGGCTAATCTTTTGTCAAACCGTATGTCATGGTTGCCTGTAGTCCGATGCAAGAAAGTGCCTAGACCTTTACAAGCCTTGACGATCTGATCCATATGCCACTGAACTGCTTCGAGTTCGTCTCGTAAGCTCGTGACTGGCTCCCAATCCATAGGGCCGTACTTAGAGATTGTTCCCCCGTCGAGAATATCTCCGTTTGCGATAATCGCTTTGGGCTTTAGGATCTTGATGAGTTTAAGTAGCGCATTGAATCCCGCAGAAGGCTCTCCAGGCATAAAGTGAGCGTCAGAGAATACGATCACATAGCCTTCCGTTTCTAACGTCGCTCGCCTACGATTTTCGGGTAAGGTAAAACGAGCGTCCTTTGCGGGTAGGAAAATGTTGTATTTCTTCTCGATTGCCCTTCTTCGCTCGTACACATTGCGAAGAGTAAGACCGATACGGTCTGAAATCTTCGTTGGGCTGCCTAGTTCTTTCCAGACTCTGATGAACTCTTCATCTTCTGCCTTTTTTCTCACGCCAAGCTCCGCGCTCTATGCTCTGGATCATCTTGCGCGGAATCACCAAAGACTGAGCAATTGCGTCGTCAGTCAATGACTGACAAATTTTCACGCCCTGCTTGGTATCTCCTAATAAGAATCCTATAGAGACAACAAGCGGAACCTGAAAGTCCTTGGCTTTCTCTGGGCTATCACCCCACCCAAGAGTGTCGTGGCAGGCATCTTCCCAAACTACTTTAACTATCGGAAGATTGTGCTTCATTCTTCTTATCTTTTATGGCATGGAACCATTTCCAGACAAGCCANCCGGACTGTAACACAATGTAGAGCAAGGTAGCAACTGCNACCCATTCATTCAGAGTCAGACCNCCAACAGTCACGGCTGTTGTAATAGCTACCGGAGGAGTGGCTTTTGCGACTTCTACCAGTACGTCTGACTTCTGTTCGGGTGTCATCTCTCAATCCAACTTACAGTATCTTCATCCCATGAGTACATTTTACCGTCAGTTGGCATTGCTATGGGAGCCTCCCAAAGACAAGAACCAGCGTTNAGNACCCAACTAGCAAAAGGCTGCGGTGGGATAAAAGCATCTCGCACTGCATCATAGGTGTAACCAATGCCTGCGTAGTTTTTCCTGAATGGTGTACCGTTAGGATGCTGACCGCCTTGGGTGTTGTAGCTTGTACGCTTACACGGTTGCCCTCGTATCTCAGCGTAGCGTACCTCCCAGTCAATACCTTCTTCGCCTTCGTCTTTACCGACAATGACTTCGGTAACGATGTTATTTGCGTCTAAAAAAGCGTAGTGCCCCATTATGCCTCCAGCCGTAATCCAGTTAAATCCATTTCTTCCCCGACAACACCGACTGGAAAAGTGTTAAACGATAGTGAGATTCTTGTGTTGTCGCCTTTGACTTCAGGAACCATGTGCGTCAGTGACGACGGGAACAGAATCAGCTTACCTGCCGCAGCTTCAAACCACCAAGACTCAGAGTTGTACTGGTTCCATGACTCAGGCGGGAACTTGATCTGCTGCCAACCGTCTTTGTAAAAGTAAATCCTGTCGTTGTCATTGGTCTGCACATAAAACACGCCAGAGATGTAGCTATTAGGATGTGCGTGTTTGTGATGGTATTGCCCAGGTTCCGAGTAGTTACACCAGCTTTGCGTAACTCTAAGACTGACGTTGTGCTTAGGATTGACCGTACTTTTGAAGTAATCCGATACCGCATCTTCAACAAACGAACGTAGGCTTGTCAGCGCAGGGTTACGCAGTACAAAGTTGTTCGTGCTTGTGGTATTGCCCATGTTGGGCCTTGTTGGCAGTTCACGAATGAAGAACAACTCCTCATCGCTCAGAGGTCTGCCAAGCTCTGCAAAGCCAACAGGAATGGGGAATAGGTTATGCAACTGCACGTTCAAATT